GATGTATATGGCGGTCAGGAAAGAGAAGAAAAGCAAAGAAGGTTTGAAGACATTGAGGGCGGTACTTACAGAGATCCAGAAGATGACAGCCAGAAGGATGTAATTGTAAACCAGATAACAATGAAAGTTGATTACGATGGTGACGGAATTGCAGAACTAAGACAGATATTAGCTATCGGTGATAGTGGTGACGTAATACTTGAGAATGACGTATGTGACTACATTCCGTTTGCTGTAGTATCTCCAATACTTATGCCTCATCGATTAGTTGGCCGATCTATATTTGATGCAACTGAAGACTTGCAGACAATAAAAACAACATTAATGAGACAATATCTTGATAGTACCTATCACTCAGTATTACCAAGATTGATAGTTCAAGAAGGCCAGACAAATCTGGATGACGTACTTGATGGCACAGCAGGTGGTATTATCAGGGTAAGAAATGCAGGTGCTGTACAGCCTTTACAGGCACAGGGTGTAGGTAGAGAAATACAGCCATTGATGCAGTATCTTGATGAAGTAAAAGCCGACAGGACTGGTGTATCAAGACAAACACAGGGTTTAGATCCATCTGTGTTGCAGTCAACTACAGCTTCTGCTGTACAGGCTACAGTTAAGGGATCTCAACAAAAAGTTGAAAGTTATGCCAGAACAATTGCCGAAACAGGCATGAAAGATTTGTTCAGAGGCATACTTCACATAATTACAAATTATCAACAACAGCCAAGAATTGTCAGGCTTAGAAATAAGTTTGTACCTGTTGATCCGCAAGAAGGCTCAAGCGGTTTTGATATAATTGTAAACGTAGGGTTAGGAACAGCTAATGATGAACAAAAAGTCTCTATTCTCCAAGGCATTGCAAGTAAGCAAGAAGTTATTCTGCAAACTCTGGGAGTTGATAATCCGATTTGTAACTTGGCTCAATATGCGAATACACTTAGACAAATGGTGGATGTTCTTGGTTTCAAAGATGCCGACCAGTTTTTCAAACCGCCACAAGTCGTACAAGCAGAAATTGCCCAAAGACAGCAAGGCCAACAACCAAATCCAGAAATCGAAAAAATCCAAGCGGAAATTGAAGCCGAAAAAATCAAACTCGAATCCAAAATAGAACTTGATAGATTAAAGTTACAGGCAGAAATCGAGTTGAAGAAGGAAGAGGCTATGGCTAGACTTGATATAAGAAGACAGGAGATGGCTCTTGAAGCAGAACTCAGAGTTGCAAAAGCAGTCACAGACAGCGATATCTCAACCAATTTACCAAGAAACTAGAAACCATTTTGGTGACGTATTAAGTCTATTAGTAGCTTCCCAATTCCATCACCATTGGAAGCTACACCAAGTCAAGAGGGTGTTTAATCCTCCACTATATCATGGACAGTTCAGAATTTGGTATAGTAACTCTCATCCTCTTGGCTTTTGTTGTTGGGCATGGGTAAGTGATAAAATTTTAGATCAGTTGCTGACAGGTCAATACAAGATACAGCCAGATGATTGGAAGTCAGGAAATAATTTATGGTTGGCCGAGTTTGTTGCACCATATGGACAAACTGGATACATGGTCAGAAACATGAGGCATTTTATTAAAAAAACATATGGCAAAGATATAAAAGGATTTTGGTATAGGTCAGCAAAGAAGAAAGTTGGCTATGCAAAAAGTTAGGAGATACAATGGGTGAAAGTACAGACGATTCAGATTATTCAGATGAAACATTAGAGGCGAAAGAAAGATTTGATGATCAAAAGAAAAATGAATTTGGTGGTGATAAAACAAATATTACACAAGATCCAAGAAAGTCATTAGATTTTGCTGATGATGCCATTTTAAGTAATATAAGAGAAGCAAAATATATAGCTGACCAAAATAAAATTCTTGCAGATAGAGTGAACATTACAGGTGATGATAAGTTTGCACAAGAACAATATAATATTGATGAATTTGGCTATGATCCCAATGTATCAAGAATAAATGTTGGTGCAGGAGATATTTTTGGTCTAGAAAGTAGTATTGAAAAACAATTAGCATCAGGCGGAACACCTGTATATAACCCAGATGGTCAAATTGTCGGTGTAATGGGTTCGATGAGAGATGCTCCTGTTTTTGGTGCATTGCCAAGTGTAATTTCTAATATATTTCCAGATAATCAAGTTTACACAGGATTAGCTGAATTTGATCCTAACAGACAAGAGTTTGATGATGGAGACAATACAACTGGAGATACTACACCACCTGTCATGAACCAGATGACAGGCAAAAGCCAATGCCCTGACGGATATGTATTTGATAATCAATTACAGGCCTGTAGGCTCAAGACGAGGACTGATGATCAGTTAGGAACACCAAAAGATCCGCCATCTGGTGGGCAAATGTTTGCTAGAAATTATTCATTATTAAATCAAACACCTATGAATGTACCACAAGGATTTGACTATAATGCAATGAACACAAATTTTATGAATAGATTTGGCACAAGGCCATCTATCTTTAAAAGACCGCCTAACTTACTAGGCTTTACACCATTTGGAGGATAATAGTGGCAAGAGATGGAAAACTTAGAGAAGAAATAGAAAAGGGCAAACAGGTTGATGCCCTGACAAAAAATCCAATGTTTAATGAGGTATTTGAAAACTTGGAAGAAGAATTTTTGACCGCATGGAAAATGTCAAAGATGCAAGATAATGAAGAAAGGGAGAGAATTTATTATCTTTATCAATCTTTATTGGCCTTAAAAAATGCATTTGCAAATTTAAGTGCCAATGGAAGGTTGGCGCAAAATCAACTGGATGAACTGGTTGGCAGAAAAAATATATATAATTAGGGGTAATTATGGAAAAACAGAATGAAAATTTAGACGTAAAGTCAGCAGTAGATTTACTATTACCATTGGAAGCCGAGGAAAAGGTAACTCCAGAAAGTGGTGTAGCCGAGCCAGAAGAGGCTCAAGTGTCAGAAGCCGAAGAGCAAGAGGAAGCCATTCAGGAAACTGAAGAGGTAGAAACCGATGAAAGTGATGAAGTAGAAGACACAACTTCTCAGGAAGATGAAGTAGAGGAAGTCGAGGAAGAGACCCCAGAACTCTACACTATCAAAGTTGATGGTGAAGAGGAACAGGTAACCTTGGATCAGGCTTTATCTGGTCATATGAGGGAGAAGAAATTTCATCGAGAACTTAACAAACTCAGTAATGAACGTAAGTCGTTTGAGGCTGTAAAAGCTGAAACGGAGCAATTGCAGGGTAGGTATAAGCAAGGGTTGGCGGAACTTGAAAAAAGTTTACAAGTCCAAGAGCCTAATTGGGATGAACTGCGAAAAACCAGAACTCAGGAAGAATTTAATGCAATCTATACTGATTGGTCAATTAGACAGGATCAGAGGAAAAAAGTTCAGGCTGAGATAGACCAAGTCAAGAAACGAGAGCAAGAAGAAAATGTGATCAAGTTTCAACAGCATATGAAAAACGAATTTGATAATATGTTGGACAAAATTCCAGAATGGAAAAATGAAAAGGTCATGGCGGATGAAAGAAAAGAAGTCGTTGCATATGCTAAATCTGCAATGGGTTATACTGATGATGAGATAGCTAATGCTGTTGATCACAGGGCAATTGTCGCATTGAGGAAAGCTATGAAGTACGATAATCTTATGAAGAAAAAACCAAACTTAGTGAAGAAAGTTAAGAAAGCACCAAGGATGGTAAAAGCAGGAACTCCTAAAACTAAAAATGAAATTGTAGCTAATCAAAATAAAAAGGTTAGAGACAGGTTCATAGCAAACAGCAGTATCGATAATGCTGTTGAGTTGCTACTTAATAAAAAATAGCCAAATAAGGAGAAGTTAAAATGGCACAATTTACCACAGCTAATGCGGTAGGTGAAAGAGAAGATCTCTCCGATATTATTTATCGGCTTGACACTACAGAGACACCTTTTTTCTCTACAGCAAAGAAGACTACTGTAAAATCAACACTAACTGAATGGCAAGTTCAGGAGTTGGCTACAGCAGATCAAAACTCAGTCAATGAGGGTGCAGATGCAAGTTTTGCAACACCAACAGCGACTACAAGATTAACTAACAATACTCAAATCTCAGTCAAAGACTTCCAGATCTCTGGAACATTAGAGGCTGTTGATAAGGCAGGTAGAGACAGAGAAACCGCTTATCAGAAAGTCCTAAAAGGTCTTGAGTTAAGAAGAGATGTTGAGAAGATTGTTACTGATCTTAACGTAGCAAAGTCTGGATCAGATCCTAGAAAATCAGCTACATTTGTAACATTTATTACAAATGGTGATGCTTCACCATCAGACATTTCTTTTGGAACTGGAGATGGAGCAAACAGTTGTGATTTAACTGGAACTGAAGAAGCACTTACATTAGCGAAGATTGACAATGCTATGCAACAGGCATGGGATGATGGGGGTAACCCAAGAATGTTACTTTGTTCCTCAACAAACAAAGCCAACATCTCAGACTTGTCACAGGCAGGTACAAATCTTGTAACAAACCAAGTTAATACATCAGCAAATACTGCTCCATCATTTATTGGTGCGGTAAGTGTTATGATGAATGACTTTGGTACACTAGACCTTACAATGAGTAGGTTTATGTCAAATAATAAGGTTCATATTATTGATCCTGATCATATTATGATTGGTAATCTTGATGGAAGAAATTTCATTGAAACAGAGTTAGCCAAAACTGGTGATAGCTTTAAGCACCAAATTATATATGAGTGGACATATATGCCGACAGCACCGAAGGCTCATGCCTCTGTGATCGGTCTTAATGGATCATAATAATCATAACTGGGGAGGTTTCGGCCTCCCTATTATAAGGTCAGTATGAAAAGATTAATTGAAAAAAACCCTTACTCACAAAAAGAAATCTGGATGCATGACAACCCAGATGGGGGTTACACTATTGAAGAAAAACAACATATTAAGTCAGTTCTTGAGGCCAACAAAATCAGGCAAAATGAATTTAGAAAAAACAGTTTGATTGGCAATACTCAGAGGCATTGGCAACAGGTGGCAGAAATACCTTCACTTGTTTACATGGATTTGATGAAAAAGTTTGGTGATCCAAAGAAAGATCCAGATGCCCAGAAAAAATGGAAGAAGTGGCTCAATGATATTGATAATAGATATTTTAGAACAAATGGCGGTAAAGTATGAGTATATCAACTTACAGCGAGTTAAAGACAGCAGTTGCTAATTTTTTAGCTAGAACTGATTTGACCGATCAAATACCAAATTTTATTCAACTTGCAGAAGCTAGACTTTCAAGGGAACTGGAGAGCAGGGATCAGGAAAAAAGAGCCAATGCAACTTTGACTATTGGTGATGAGTATATTGCCCTGCCAACAGATTTAAGGGAAGTCAGGGAAGTAAAATTAAATACTTCACCAAATAGGGTTTTAGATTATAAAAGTCCAATTCAATTAGATAAAGACTTTCCATCTGCCTCTACAGGTAAGCCAATAGCTTATTCTATTGTTGGTGCTGAAATGAAATTAAGACCGATACCAGACAGCACATATACAGCAGAAATTATTTACATAGGTGGACTTACAGCTTTATCAGACACAAATGCTGTAAACCAACTATTAACCAGACACCCTGATGCTTATTTGTCAGGTGCATTGGTCGAGGCCTACACTTATCTTATGGATGAGCAAAGAGCCTCTACTTATGATGCTAAATTCTCCAGAGCCATAGAGGAGATTAGGAAGGATGAACAGCGAAGTCATTATGGCACAGGATCGTTGTTTGTGTCTTCTGTTTATGCAAGACAATCATCATCAGCAAGTTAGGAGATAAATTATGTCAGCAATGAGTGATTATTTAGAACTAAAGTTTCTAGACCATTTTACAGGCACAGCTTCAACATCTGCCCCATCAGCAGTATATATTGGGTTATCTACTGCTAGTTTAGCAGATGATAATTCTGGTACTGAATTGACTGGAAACAATTATGCAAGAAAAGCTATTACCTTTGGTTCAGCATCAAGTGGATCTATTACCAACAACAATAATGTAGAATTTAATAGTGCTACAGGAAATTGGGGTACAGTAAGTCACTTTGGTATCTTTGATGCCTCTTCATCAGGTAACTTATTGTTTCATGGTGCATTTACAGCATCAAAAACAATTCAAACTGGAGATATTTTAAAAGTAGCTAGTGGATCTTTAACTATTACAGCTACCTAATAGGAGTTAAACATGGCTTTAGGTGTTCCTCGCTTAGACCAGTTAATAACTCAGCTTGATAGTATAAGTGGTAAATTCGATAGTGATGACGATCTTAATAAACTTGAATTTACAAAGCCAAATTTAGAACAGTTAGACAACTATGCTTCTAACTTAGATGCATTAGCCACATTTGGTAACTTAGAAGCCTTTGACGGATTTTTTGTTCGGCAAGGTACAGTAAGTGTTACTGTAACTGGCACAGTTTCTGCCACAGCAGGATTATTAGAAGCGGTAGCTTCATCTGTTTCAGTC